TGGTTGAACTCAATCAACCAAAACAAAAAGAATATCTATGAAGAAGACCCTACAGCAAAGTATCCTTCATACATTGTGAACAGGTGTATGTCTGGTCATTTAGATACGATTATGTTTGCAAATGAGATGAACCTTAGGCCACAACTGGATAGTGATATGCAGTATTCATTTTTTCTAAATAGTGTGAGGAAGCGAAAGAGATTCTCTCCTTGGCTCCGTAAAGATGAGATTAAAGATCTTGATTCTGTGAAGCGTTATTATGGTTATAGTAATGAAAAAGCAAAGCAAGCTCTACGAATCCTAACCAAAGAACAACTTAATTTTATAAAATCGAAATTTGAAACTGGAGGAGCAAAATGATTACTGAGCCTGAGGTCAATTGGTCTGCTGATCAGATGATTGAAGTCACACTGAATGAACCAGATGACTTTTTAAAAGTAAGAGAGACTCTCACAAGAATTGGGGTAGCATCCCGAAAAGAGAAAAAGATATATCAATCCTGTCACATCCTTCATAAACAAGGTAGATACTACATCGTGCATTTCAAAGAACTATTTGCATTGGATGGTAAACGTGCTAATCTAACTCAGAATGACGTTCAACGTCGTAATCGCATCATTCAACTCTTATGCGATTGGGGATTAGTAACTGTCATTAATATCGAAAAGGTAACTGACATTGCACCTTTAAATCAAATCAAAGTTCTTGCATACAAAGAGAAGGGTGATTGGGTATTAGAAACTAAGTACAACATTGGTAAAAAGAAAAAAGTAGAAGAACCTGCATAAAGTGAAAAAATTTATTTTTGATATTGACGGAACTCTGACTCCTAGTCGGAAACAGATTGATCCAAGTTTTGAAGCATTCATGATTAAGTTCTGTTGTAAACATGATGTTTACTTAGTCACAGGAAGTAATCGAGAAAAAACTATTGATCAGATTGGATTGGATGTTTATTATCGAGCACACAGAGTTTATAATTGTGCTGGTAATGATGTCTATGAAAAAGATAAAAATGTATATCGTAACCCTTGGAAGTTACCTGATGATGCAAAAGAATTTTTGTTAAAAGAACTAAAGCAAAGTTTGTTTTCAGTTAGAACAGGAACACACATTGAAGATAGACCTGGTTGTGTTAATTTTAGTATCTTAGGTAGAGGAGCAAACTGGACAGAAAGAGAAGTATATAAAGAATGGGATAGAGATAATCACGAAAGAATTGAAATAGCAAAAAGATTCAATAAGGCATTTCCAGAATTGTATGCTTTTGTTGGTGGTGAAACTGGTGTTGATATATCATTGAAGGGATGTGATAAGGGACAAATACTTAAAGACTTTGATCCAAAAGATGAGATTCATTTCTTTGGAGATCGCATGGATGAAGATGGTAATGACTATCCATTAGCGGAAGCACTAAAAGAAATGGACGGTTCTACGCACTATGTTACAGGTTGGGAGGACACCCGAACCAGATTATTAGAGTTCTCCGCATCTGGTGAATTCTTTAAATGATATAATTAGTAGTGGATGCCGAAAGGGTCTACAATTCACACTCGCTTATTAAGGAGAACTATGACTAACATTCAGAGATACACTGCTGCTGATCTTCCAGAACTCATGGAGAAGATCCATAAGAACAGCATAGGATGGGATGATTATTTTGAAAGTTTTTGGAATACAAACACAAATGCTAATTATCCACCATACAATATTGTTCATGTAAACAATGTTGAATCCAGATTAGAGATTGCACTCGCAGGATTCAAAAAGAAAGAAGTTAAAGTTTACACAGAATATGGTAAGATATTCGTAGAAGGAACTAAAGAAAAGAAAGATGAAGAAACATATTTCCACAGAGGTCTTGCATCAAGATCATTTAAAAGAGAATGGTCTCTTTCTGATGATATAGAAATAAAAGATGTTACTTTTGCAGACGGACTTCTTATAATTACATTAGGTAAGATTGTTCCAGAACATCATGCTAAAAAAGTATACCTTTAATAACAGAGCATACAAGGGATCTTGACGATCCCTTTTTTTAATGTTATAATGTATCTAAGTACTATACAAAAAATATGAGCATACAACTGGTTTTATTAAAATCAGGAGAAGAAGTTATTGCTGATGTCAAAGAATTACGTGACGACAGCGATGACTTACTTTCATATGTTTTTAAGGATCCTTATACTATCAAAATTAAAACTGCACAGGTTTTAATGGAAGGAAAAGGATCTCCAAAACATGAAGCAATATATTATAGGTGGATGTCTTTATCTAAAGATACTGATATAATAGTAAATAAAGATTGGATTGTATGTATTACAGATCCGATAGATACAATTAAAACATCTTATGAGGAAAGATTAAATGGAAGACGATCTAGGAATGATTCAGACGAATCTAGCAACAGACGAGATGGTGGAACCAGCGGATCAGGAAGTGGAGGAGCAACCGAATCCAATTCAAGTACTAATCTTAACGAATAATATAATTTTGATATCTGAGATTGATGAAGTCTTAGCAGACATTGGGCAACCAGATTGTAAATTAATCAATCCATGTACTATAATAGATGGTAAAGTAGAGAAATGGATATCAGATTTAACACCAAACAATGAGATGTTTATGAGTTCAGATAAGATATTAACATTGGTTGACCCATCAGAGCACATACTTGAAGAATATTTTAAAGTTATAACATGAGGTTTTATACTAATGTCCATCAAAGATTTAATGAAATTCTTGTACGTGGATATGAAAATGGAAAACACTTTACTTCAAGGGAACAGTTTAATCCAACACTCTATGTTCCTTCAAAGAAAAAATCAAAGTATAAAACTTTAGATGGTAAAAGTGTAGAACCTGTAAAACCAGGTAACATAGCAGAGTGTAAAGAGTTTATTGAAAAGTATTCTGGTATCGAAGGATTTGAGATACATGGTAATGATCGATATATTTGTCAATACATTTCAGAAAGATATCCAGAGGAAGAAATTAAATTTGATATTAGTAAAATAAAATTAGTCACGATTGATATCGAGGTTGCTGCAGAGAGTGGTTTTCCAAATGTATTTGAATGTGCAGAAGAATTACTTGCTATTACTCTACAAGATTACACTACAAAGAAAATAATATGTTTTGCCTCAAGACCATTTAACAATACTCGTAAAGATCTAACTTACATTAAATGTGATAGTGAGTTTGATTTGATCAGTAGATTTTTAGATTACTGGCAAGTTGAAACACCAGAAGTTATTACTGGTTGGAACTGTGAACTATATGATATCCCTTATATTGTTGGTCGTATCGAAAGATTAATGGGAGAGAAAGTTATTCGTAAACTATCTCCTTGGGGATATGTGAGAAAGAAAGATCTAGTTTTGCATGGACGTAAACAAATATCTTGTGAGATGGCAGGTATATCAATCATTGATTATCTTGATTTATATCGTAAGTTTACATACAAAGCACAAGAATCATATCGACTAGATCATATTGCAAATGTAGAACTTGGACAGAAGAAATTAGATCACTCTGAGTTTGAAACATTCAAAGATTTTTATACAAAGAACTGGCAGAAGTTTATTGAATATAATATCAAAGACGTTGAACTTGTAGATCAACTCGAAGACAAAATGAGATTGATTGAATTATGTTTGACGATGGCATATGATGCCAAAGTAAACTACACAGATGTATTCTTTCAAGTTCGTACTTGGGATTCTATCATCTATAACTATTTGAAACGGAAGAATATTGTCATTCCTCCAAAAGTAAAAACAGACAAAGATTCACAATACGCAGGTGCTTATGTCAAGGAACCGATTCCTGGAAAGTATGATTGGGTGGTCAGTTTTGACCTCAACTCTCTGTACCCTCATCTTATTATGCAATATAATATTTCCCCAGAGACCCTCTGTGAATCAAGACATCCGACTGTTACCGTTGATCGACTCCTCTCGGAACAGGAGGTAATTGAAGGAGATTATGCTGTCTGTGCAAATGGTGCACAGTATCGAAAAGATGTTCGTGGGTTCTTACCAGAACTGATGGAGAAGATGTACAACGAAAGAGTCATCTTCAAGAAAAAAATGTTAACTGCTAAACAAGAGTATGAAAAGAAAAAGACAAAAAAGTTGGAGAAAGAAATTTCAAGATGTAACAACATCCAAATGGCGAAAAAGATCTCTCTTAATTCTGCTTATGGTGCTATCGGCAATCAGTACTTCAGGTATTTTAAATTAGCAAACGCAGAAGCGATTACTCTATCTGGACAAGTATCGATTCGTTGGATAGAGAATCGAATGAATAAAAGACTGAACAAAATTCTTAAAACAGAGGAGGTTGACTATGTTATTGCTTCAGATACTGATTCCATTTATCTTAATTTGGGTCCTTTTGTTGACGCTGTATACGAAGGCAGAGAGAAAACTACTGAGAGCGTTGTTGCGTTCCTTGATAAGGTCTGTGAGGTGGAATTTGAAAAATATATTTCGAGTTCTTATCAAGCGTTGGCCAACTATGTAAATGCCTATGATCAGAAGATGTTCATGAAAAGAGAGAACATTGCTGATCGTGGTATATGGACAGCAAAGAAAAGATATATTTTAAATGTATGGGATAGTGAAGGAGTTCGATATGGAGATGCCCAGTTGAAGATCATGGGCATCGAAGCAGTTAAATCATCAACCCCTGCACCTTGTAGACAAATGATTAAAGATGGACTTAAGGTGATGATGAGTGGCACTGAGGATGAGATGATTGACTACATTGATAAGTGCAGAACAGAGTTTAAATCTTTAGAACCAGAAGATATATCATTTCCAAGAACTGCCTCAAATGTCACAAAGTATAAAGGAACTCATAACATATATGAGAAAGGAACTCCCATGCATGTTCGTGGTGCACTACTTTATAATCATTACGTGAAACAAAAAGGATTAGATAAAAAATACGCATACATACAAAATGGAGAGAAGATTAAATTCTGTTATCTTAAAGATCCTAACCCGATCAGAGAAAATGTAATATCTTT